ATACTAGCAATCTTTTAAGTAAAAAATCATTGCTAAGAAACAATCCAACTATTTTTTTTAGTGCTTCTGATTCTTCAAATCATTCAATAGTTGATACTTTACAAATTAATAATGATGCATTATCATTTAGAACTGTATTAGTTCAAAATGTAGAAAGTGGTAATAATGCTCAATTTAATTTTGGTGATGCTTTAGAATTTACTGCAAAAAGAAATGGTATTCATTCTTTTTCTTTTTTCCTTTGTCAAGGAAATATTAATGCTAATTTACCTTATGATATATTAGTAAAATTAAATGTATTTGTAAATGACATTTTAACTGAAACTTTTGAGCACACTGTTAATTTAGAAAACAATAGTCCGGATTTAAGATTAGCTCAAAGTTTTAATTTAACTGAAAATGATAATATTAATTTTACATTTGAAGTAGTAAAAGATAGTGTTGGAACGCCTAATCCTAATATTGAATTATTTTGGACTTGTTTTCAATTGAACTACGGAGATGTTGACGACTATTCTACTCCAGTTGATTATTTTCAAAACACAAATAAAGAATATTTAGGAGTTTACGACTACAGCAATACATTATCGGAACAAAGCTATACAAGTACTCCAATTTATTTAAACAATAACGGAGAAGGTGAATTTACAAATAAAGAATACGCTTTTTCTGAAATTGAAGACATTTTCGACACTTCAATTAATTCGTTTGATTTTAGTAATTTAGAACTTGGCGACAAAGTAGATCTAAGAATAGATGTTGACATTAAGACAACAACTTCTAATCAACATGCTAAAGTTAGCTTAGAGTTGGCTATAGGAGCTACACCTTATGAAATTAGTATTTTAGATCGTGATTTTAAAACAGCAACTACTCATGCGAATATTACTGTGTCTAATTTCTTTTACATAGGTAACGAAATTACTAAAAATTACCCAGCTAAATTAAAATTCACTTCAGATGCTTCTGCTAATATTACTTTAAATGGTTTTGCTGTAATTGTAACAAAAAGAAAATAATATGTTAGAACTAAGAAAAAAAGGCAATAAGCATTGGTTATTTATAGATAATGAAATAGGGGAATTTACGCCATCTAAATTCACTATAAATAGGCTTAATAATGTAATTACAATTGTATATTTCAATAATTTAAAAAGCAAAGACTATAACGTTTCAGATTGTTATATTTTTGACATTGGCGATATTTCAGGATTTAATACTTCTGATGGAGTTGCTTTTATGGATAAATTAGAAGAGTTGAACTGTCCTTGCTTTCAGAAAGATGTAACTAACATTTATGGAGGTGGTTCCGTAGAAAGCGTAAATGGTCAAACAGGGGATGTTATTTTAGGTTTTTCAGACATAACAACTGCTCAAAATTTAGGCGAATTTATAGATGGTTTAGATTCTAAAACCGACATAAAAGACGATGATGAGTTTATTCTCTCGGATTCAGAAGATTCATTAAAATCAAAAAAAAATAGGTTTTTAGACTTAAAGACAAAATTAAAATCATATTTCGATACATTTTATTTATCGTTAAGTATTTTTAATGATTTTGTAGAACATGTATTTAATACTTTGGACAACAAACTCGACAAATCCACAACCGCTTCAAGCGTTTACGGTACGAATACAGCTGGCGGACAAACTATGATTCCATTTTCAACATTACAACCTACATTGGGTTTTACACCCGAAAACGTAGCTAATAAAGCAACTAATTTAACTAGCCCTGATGATACTAAATACCCAACAACATTGGCAGTGTCAACGGAATTAGCAACTAAGCAAAACACTTTAACTAATCCAATAACAGGAACAGGTACAATCAATAGGGTTTCTAAGTTTACATCAAGTGGCAATATTGGAGATTCTCAGATTTTTGATAATGGAACTAATGTAGGTATAGCAACAACATCTCCCCAAGCAAGATTAGATGTAAGAGCACAGGGAGCATTAGCAACAGATATTGCTTTTAGAGTTAGAAATTCAACTGATACTCAAAACTTTTTAGTAGTAAACGGCGCTGGAGATGTTTATAATAATGGTGCTAGTGGATTTAATACAAATACTTTTTTCGGTGAGTTTGCTGGTAGAAGTGCCACAGGAGGTAGTAACACAGCAATTGGAAGAAGTGCTTTACAAAATAACACCACAGGAGGTGATAACACAGCAATTGGAAGAAGTGCTTTACAAAATAACACCACAGGAAGTTCTAACACAGCAATTGGCTTAAATGCTTTACTTACAAACACCACAGGAAGTTTAAACACAGCAATTGGCTTAAATGCTTTACGGAGAAACACCACAGGAGGTGATAACACAGCAATTGGAAGAAGTGCTTTAGATAATAACACCACAGGAGGAAGTAACACAGCAATTGGACAAGCTGCAGGTAGCTTAATATCAGATGGTTCTAATAATACAACAACAAACAACTCTATATTTATAGGGTACGATACAAGAGCATTGGCAGACAATCAAACTAACCAAATAGTAATAGGATATCAAGCTATTGGTTTAGGTTCAAATAGTGTTGTTTTAGGTAATACATCAATAACAAGAACACAGTTAAGAGGTCAAGTTATAATGGGGTCATTTGCTTCTGCTCCAACAGGAATTGAGGGAGCAATTTATTACGATTCTACAACTAAAAAACACAGAGGATTCAACGGTACAGCTTGGAACGATTTATATTAAAAAAATTAAATAAAAATTAAATATGGGATTAATTATTAAATCAGAAAACATTGAAATTACAGGTACTTCTATTAAGTTACCTGAAGTTTATGGTAGAATTGAATTTGCTGGTAGAGCAAATGGCAAAACATTGGAAATTGTATTAACTACTTATGCTAGTAAACAAGCATTTAAAAGTGGAGCAAGTGTAATTTCAACATCTGTTCCAATGGGTAATTTTAGTGTAGAAATATTATCTGAAGAAAATCAAAGTATAGAAACTGCTCACAATTACACAAAATCACTTTTAGAACAACAAGGATTTGAAACAACTATTGATTTATGAAACAAGAAACAAATTTTTATTTAATAACATTTTTAAAAGCATTGTTTTTAACGATTGCTACATTTTTAACACCTATAAAAGGACTATTAATAATTACTGGAATGGCTGTTTTTTTAGATACGATATTCGCTATTTACACAACGATAAAGTTAAACGGATGGTCAAGTTATCAGAGTACAAAATTATTTAACATAGTGGTTAAAAGCTTCTTTTATCTTGGTTCTATTGTTTTAGCTTATTTCATAGATACACATATAATTGAAAAGAATACGTTGTTTGGTGTTAACTTACTAATTTCAAAAGCCGTTACAATATTTTGGCTTTACATTGAATGTAAAAGTATAGATGAAACATCGCAAAAATTAGGCAATAAGCCTTTTTATTTTACTATTAAAAACCTAATGACAAAAGCAAAAGAATTAAAAAAGGATATTAACGAAATAAAAGAGTAATGAGAAAGATTGATTACATAGTGATTCATTGCACAGCTACACAGCCAACAGCAACAAAACAATCTATTTTAAACTATTGGAAAAATGTTTTAAAATGGAAGTCAGTTGGTTATCATAGGCTAATTGATGCTAACGGAATTATTCACGAGTTAGCAAAATATGAACAAGTAACAAATGGAGTTAAGGGATTCAATTCTAATTCAATTCATTTCAGTTATATTGGTGGCGTAGATGAATCAAATAAGCCAAAAGATACAAGAACACCAAAACAAAAAGAAAGTCTTTTATATCTAATAAAACAAGCTAAAAAACAATTTCCAAATGCTATTGTTCAAGGGCATAAAGATTTTAGAGGTGTTGCAAAAGCGTGTCCTTCATTTGAAGCAAAGCAAGAATATAAAACCGTTTAAAAGTGTTTAAAAAAGTGTTTAAACGTAAAAAAAAGTGTTTAAATACAAAAACCGCCCTACTAATAGAGCGGTTTTAAACTTTTACGTTGTTTTAATACGTCTTAAACAGCCATTCTTAAAGGCTCTCTAAAAAGATTGATAACTTTTGATGTTATTTTTTTTAGCTCTACTTACTACTTACTCTATTACTGTCAAATCCAAGCACCCCCTAATTTCGGTTTATTATTTTAATTCCTGACCGAAAAAGGAAACCTATAAACGAATTGATTGGTGGAGGTGGAGGGAATCGAACCCTCGTCCAAATAATAATTCAATAATACATCAACGAACTGATGCAAATGTATAAAAAAATATTACATTTGTTAAAATTAATTAAAAAAATAACGAAATGAAAAAAATAATAATTTTACTTTTATTTTTAACGTCTTGCGGTTCAGTTAAAAAGTCAAGTACAGAAACTGAAATAAGCACCGAAATTAAAACAGATGCGACTAAATTTTCAAACTCTTTTACGTTAGAACCTGTTGATTTAAACAAACCTATTCTTTTAGGAAAAGATACTATTTATAATACAAGGGTTATTTATAACAATTCTAAAGAAGTAATTAAAGAAACCAAAAAAGCCGATTTAAAGCAAGATATTGAAGTAAAAGAAAAAGACTATTCAGAAGTAATTGAAACGCTCGCAAATCGTTTTATTTTGCTTATTGGGATACTATTTGTACTTTATTTCATTCTAAGTTATATAAAAAATAAAACCCCACTTATATAGCGGGGTTTTTAATTTAAAAAGGACATTCGTTTTCATCTTGTCCGTAATTTTCTACTGATTTGTACATTAATTTGGATAACCTACTACGTTTTAAATAACCATTGTTATAACGATACGCATCTCGTTCTTTGTAGTAAGTTAGCTTTCTTAAATTCTTTGTTCTTTTATTATAGCAATGTGGTAACTCCCATATATTTTTATTATCGTCAACTACTAAATGAGTGTATATTTTAAAACGATATAATATATTGATTTTCATACATTTACCTTAGTTAGTTGCGGTTATACAGTAGTTAGTGGCAATTTTAAGAAGCGTTCGTTTTAATAACAATCGGTTCAATAAATTTACCAAGTTCGTATTTTTTATTCTCGCCTTTTGGATAATGTTCAATTTGATAATTTAGTTTTTTCATATACTCTTTTCTTTTGGTTTTACTTGTTGCAAAATAAATGTATCGGTGTTTAGCACTTCGGTATTTTCTTAAACCGTTTTGATTCTCATTATCATAGTGTCTTGAATGTTTTCCACCTTCAACATATTTATCAGTTCTTGCTTTTGTAATTCCAGTATAAATCCAGTTTGTAGCTTGGTAAATATATCCGTTGTGGTTCATTTGTGTGTCAGCATAAGAAACTAAAATCAAATCTTTTGCTTTCAATTCATTTAAGCACCAAGCCACAAATTTAGATAGTTGTATTTCTATTTCACCATCAACACAAAGTCGGTTTAATTCAAATACCTTTTCGCTATATTCTTTGCCACAAACACCAATACATAAACTATTACTTGCAGGTTTCCCAAATGTACATACTGCTTTCAATTCGTTATTTTCAAAGTAACCAAAAGAAAATGTAATACTCGGTTTTCTACCTGAATAATGGCGAGGTAATAAAAAATCAACCGCTTGTTTATACGTAATAGAAGAAAAACTGCCACTAACAATGCATTGTAGCAATGTGGCATTTTGTGGTTTAATCACGTTTTCGTTTTCAAATAAAGTCTTTTGCATAAATTAAAATTTAGTTTTCATAAGTGCCACACTGCAACAATGCTCAACGTTATGCACAAGCACTACATTTTCGTTTTCAAAGGAAATTTACGTTATAAACTAAATCCTTTTCTTCCTTGTTCATAATGTATTTCCCTGCTTCAAAATCACTTCTTACCCATTTAGCAAGGAAATCTACTTCGCCTTTCCTTTCAACTCTGTAAACCATTCCTTCGGGTTTTTCGTCAGGCATTATTCCATAGGTTTTTTTGTTTAGTTCTGGTAATATATTTTCAACAGTTTCTGCTTTTCCTCTATGTAATAATCTTGGGAGTTGTATTTCATATTTATTATAAAAACTATCCAAAATATCAAAACTGCTTCTTTGGTTATTTGCTGTAAAATGGTCAAAGAAAACTATAGGCTGTAATCGGCTATCAATATTGTATTTAATTCCGTGTGCTTGTGCTAACCATTCTCCTGTAATTCTTTCTCCATTTTCTAACAATTCCATCCAAGTTATTATATTTTTATAAACCCAATCACTAAATAAATGATGTTGCTTGTAAGGACTTGTATTTGCAATGTATCCACTTCTTGTAAGCGCAACTATTCTATTTTCAACTTTTCCAATTCCTACGTTAGAACCGTCATATTTTTCAAAAACAAAAATTTCATCGTTTTTGTCTCTAACTTTTTCAGTTAAAATTCTTTCTTGTCCTTTGTCAATAAAGTGGTCTCCAGTTCCTAATTTTGAATTTGATAAGTGAGGAATTGAACCGTAATTTTTAATACCTAATGGTTTCATAAGTTCGTTTAGTTTAAAATCCCGTGCCAGTGCACACACAGCAATTTGGCAATATGTCGG